ATAAGCATAATTTCCCCTTGCAGTTTTTTTACCAGTTCCCAAAACCGAATTAGTCAAATTGACTAATAATTCGTTTACCATATTAATCTTTATAATTCTCTAGATCAGATCTAAAGAACTTACCTAAAATGTTGGCGTTAATATACGAAGGATTTTCTAGGACTTCAAACATCATTTGATATTTCGTTTCACTATATGTGAGTTCTTTCTTAGAATAGCAAATTTGAATAATTTCTCGCGTAAATTCCTCGTGTTTATTTTCCTTAAGTAGACCTTTTATGTAATCATGAGAACCAAAATAATTTTTCCAATTACCCTCTTTAACTACTTTTCTCCAGCGTTTTTGACCTTTTAAAGGTGGAAGTTTTTTATTAAAGAATAATTGTTTTTTCCCAATATACTTCTTACCTGAAGGTATATGGGTTACTTCATAAATAAAACCAAATGTGTTTTCTGGGAATTGAGAAATATCTGTTATTTCTTTTCCTTCATAAATCCAATTCATTAAAACATATCTAAATTAACCATTACTGTTGTATCTGTAAATTTAGATACAGGTAAAGGCCTAGCTAGTTTAGCAACAGCTAGTAAATCAAAACTATCATTATACATTCCAACCGTGGTAATATAAGGTTGAAATTCAGAACCTGTAGCAAAGTCGTAATAGGTATTACTATTAATATTACTTCCAGATATTAAAGTTGGGTTTAAAGAATATCCAAATTCATTTTCACTTATACGAGCAGCGTATTGTACCTCATTTAAGGTTAAAGTACTTTCAAATGAACAAGTAACATTTGAACCTGTCATAAATGCATCAAATCCAGGTGATCTACCATATAAACCAGTACCATAAATTGCTGTACCATATAATGAATCATAGGATTCTTCACTGTCTACTGTTACAATAATTACACCATGTTCATAAATAATATTACCTAACTGGTTTCCATCTTGGTCAAATAAATTTCCTTCACCATCATCAGTCATTACAGTAGAATCTTCTTCATATCTAAAAGTATTAGGTTTAATATATTCACCAAATAATTTAGAAGGAATAGAAATTACCCCTATTCGGGCATCAGATTGTGTTGGGAATTCTCTTCGTGGTACCAGATCAGAAGATAAATAATTATAGTAATTAGTAGTAGCTATGGGACCAGTAATAGTCCCATCATAGTTAAAAGAAGCAGTTATAGGATTACTTCCTGAGGCATCTAATAAAAAATTAGAATAATAAAGTTGTTTTATAGAATCATAAACTAACCTTTGGGGTATGGTTGAAATTTGACCTGTTGTAGATTCAGAAGAAATATTATCTGTAGGGGATGAATTTACACCAATAAATCTATCTATTCCTACACCAGAACCTGTAAGTTCGGATGCGCCAGTAAAAGTAAAACTTTTATTAGTTTTAAAGGGGGTGATTGCTACGTCCCTTGCGTTGAATTGCTTGAATGCGCTCATTCACCTTAGAAGTCTAATTTAACTCTAATTAAAGCTTCTTTTGTAAAGTCTTTTAAGAGTGGTCTAGATAATTTGGCTGTGGCTAATAATTCATTAGCATCATTGTACATCCCAACTGTGGTAACATAAACTTGAGGTTGGTTAATAAAGTTTTCATAAATAACTTCTCCAGTTGAACCCGAAATGAATGATGGGTTTTCAGAATAATTAAACTCTCCATTTTGTAATCTTACGAAAACAAAATCAGAGGAAATTGTTTCACTAGAATTTAATTGAAATGAACTTGCTAGATCAATAGCTTTATATAAATTCTCTTCATTTAACCCATCACTATTATTAGATCTTGAAGCTTCTAACTGTATGGATTCAGAAACAGCTTGAGGATTAAGTAATATAGTTCCAATATCTGGTAAAAATAAACCATATGAGCCCTTAGTGGGGGAATATCCAGTTCCCGATACTGAAGATCCATTACTCCCGGATACAATTTGATATACCCTAGTTGAACCCAGGAATGTATTTACTAACACATCTTTAGAATTATCTGTAAGGTGTAAAGTGCCTCCAGAATGAGAAATATTTAAGTTAAATGTTCCCTGAAATAGTGATTCTTTGTATCTAGCTCTTTCTACAGATAAGGCATAAAAATGAGATCCTGTTACTACATTAGTATCAGTTCCAAATTTAAATTCAGCATTTTCATCTTCTAAAATTAACGATCTATATTGACCAAAATTTGTAAGAGTTGGAGTTTTTCCCGTAACCCCTGAGTTATAATAAGCTGAACCACTACCCTTATCATCGCAATACGCAATATCAAATTGTACTTCAGCTTGTGATGCAGAAGTGACAGGATCTGCTTGGAAAATACTTAAATAGAAATCTCCAGATGAACCATTTTTCTGGACAGATGATGTAAAGAAAGAAGTTAAAGTAGGAGAATTAGTACTCCACGCTGCAGCTGTTATTACATCATTACTGATTACAATATCGCTAGTTTCAAATCGTTTAAAACTCATTTTTTAAATTTATGCTGTTTTTGTAATTGTTAAAGGAATTGTTAATCTAGCTCCTGAATCTAAACCTACAAATGTTAATGTAGTTCTAATTTCAGAACCAATTACAGCTGAATCTCCGAATAGAGTATTAACTGTGGTTGCTCTTAGATTAATTTGAGTTCCAATTATAGTTTTAGAAAGGCTAGTACCTAATGTCTGATTTACAGGAGTATTTTGAGCTTGAGCTGCTGTTGTATCAATTCCTACTCCTGTGAAGGTATTAAGAACTCTTACATCAGCTATAGTACATGAATAACCACTAGTTTCATTAACTTGTGCAGCTCCTAAATAATTTAATGTTTGTGGAGTAATGGCTAAAGCAGCTCCTTGTCTTAATTGTATTGAAGTATATCCTAAATCTAAAACAGGTAATTTAGCTGTTCCTCTAGGTAGAGTAGCTAATTTATACTTCATAATTTGAGTATCATTAGGAAATGCTTCTAATAAAGGCATGTTTTCAATTGCTTCTCCATAGAAAGAAGAACCTGATGGGTGGGAAGGATTATATAAAGTATAATCGATTTCATCATCAGAAACGGCAAATTGAGTAATTCGGAAAGAACCATCATTTTTAGCTAGTAATTCTCTTCCTTTTTTGGTTAAAATCGCATCTACTGTTACGACTTGATTATTTAAGTAACCCATGTGTTAGTAATGTTTGTTAATAAATATATAATTTTTTTATTTTATGATGAAGGGATTATTCCTTCTTTTATTAAATCAGAAAGTATAGTTTCAATATTTGCATCTAAATCAGCATTAATATTGTCATTTTTTATAACACCTTTGGTAGTGGTAAATGATGACGATGGTGGTATTAAATCAATTAAAACCGAAGTAGCATCTTTATTATATCTTCTTAATAAAAATTCATTTAAATTTATACCAGGGGCTATAGGAGGTTCGACTTGAACTACAATTCGACCCTCACTACTTCCAGCTTCCCCAGGAAGGAAAATATCATTAACTAAATAAACTAAATCTTCTCTACCTTGAAACCTAAATTCATCTCCTACTTTAATTGAAAAGTTTTCATTAACATTTTTAAAGGTAGGAACAACTTGTCTATTCCCTCCCCCAGCTGCAGGAACAACTGTAGGGTCAGCATAAGGTAATTGTGTGGATAAATTATAAAAATCAGACATTGTAATTGAGGCTGTCAATAATGTACCATATTCACTACCGGTTGACCAAAAATCTTCAGTATTAGAATTTATTGTTGTTGTAGGGAGGAATTGGGGTGTACCCTTGGGTTGAGAAAAATTACAACTAAAAGCTACTTGAATAAGACTTTCAACTGTGAAGGATATTTGATCCCCACTTCTAAATTCTAAGAAAGGTAATTCTAGATCAATAAAACCAAAGGCAATAGGTGGTTGTTCTAAGAAATTCTGGAGAGAATTTTTAGTAACATTTACATATCCTAAAGTAGTTATATTACCCCCAGAGTCTTCTTTTTTAATACGTAATCTAGCAAAAGGGGTAGAAGGAGAAATAGTACCATTATTTAAGTCACTTTGGAAGTTAAATTGAAATTGGGAATGAATAGAAAATTTAACTTTAGTTTGGGGAGGTGAAGAAAATATAAATTTATTACCTGTTACCCCATTACTAGCATCTATTAATGGGAGAATTTCTAAATCTTGTGGGTTATTTGGTTGGGAAGTAGGAGAAAAAACAACTGATGTTCCTTGATTAGTTATAAGTGTATAATTTATATCTACACCTGCATTCACCAATGATGGATCATCTGTTTGTAAAGTATCATCTAAAGATACTACTACTTTATCTCCCGATTCATAAGTACCTTGAACATTAAAAAATGAAGGTGCATTTAAAAGTGGTTTAGCAGGACTACCATCTTTATCTATTAAATAAAGTACTTTTACTTGTGTAGCATTTTCTAATTCTGGAGATGCAGGGACTAATAATTGAAAATATCCAAAGAATGGTTTAGTTAAATCTATTGCTGATGTTTTACCAAAAGATATATCCCCTGTCCATACTAAACCACTAGGTAAAACTGTTTGTGGAGGGGTATAAGTGTTATAAAATGCAGACTCAATTTTAGATCCTACATAACGAGGTAATATACTACGTTTTTGGGTATAATTCGAATCCGGGACATCTGCTTTTACAGCTTTATTATCTAAAATTAAATTGAAGTTTGATGGGGAAAGGTCACCTTGGTCATATTTAGCTACTTGATA